GATCATGGGAAGCACCGAGGATGGTTCCGCTACAACATCAGGACGGACCTGAAGAAAGGCCGTGCGTTCATCTTTCGAGGACAGCGAGTCTTTGTTTTCACGGAGAACGAGATTAAGCAGGTCTGTTTTACTGTTGCGCGGGACTCGAAGAATGAACGGGTTAAGAACGCAAGCGCGATAATCAAGAAAAAGCTTATGAGAAGGAGGTGAGGGATTTATGGCGATCAAGAAAAAAGAACCGGCAAGAATAAAGAAACCCGCTCCTGCAAAGAAAGCGCCAACCTCCTCAAAATCTTCAAATGTTACTACGAGTAAGAACAAGAAACCCGGAAGACCGCGTACAAGGCCTGAGAAACCTCCAAGACCTGAGGAAGCGAAGCCGATTGGATGCCCAACTGAATACCGCAAGGAATACGACGAACAGGCGTTCAAGTATTGCCTTCTCGGGGCGACTGATAAGGTTTTAGGCGATTTCTTCGGAGTTTCTGAGAGAACTATAAATACCTGGAAAAAAGAGTTTCCGTCGTTCCTTCAGTCCATTTCGCGGGGTAAAGATAGAGCGGACGCCGAAATAGCAAACTCTTTCTTCATGCGAGCGAAGGGATTTACTCACAAAGTGGAGAAACCTCTGGTTGTTTCGGTTGGTAATTTCCAGTCAGAAATCAAAATTGCAAAATATTCCGAAGTGGTGCTTCCCGATGCGAATGCCTGTCATAAATGGCTGCATAACAGGCAGGCGAAACTCTGGCCGGATAAACAAAACTTGTCTCTTGGTGAATTGCCACCCATCGCGGTAGTTCTTGATTTACCTGAAGGATATGTACCTGAAAACGGTGCTAAAAAGGACACCCATGATGGCGACGATAGCGGCGACTAATCAGCGCCACGGAGAAAGACCTAATCTCAGGTTGATCAAACCGACTCGTCCTCAGTCGATCGTCTTCTCGCATCCGGCTCGCTTCAAGATTCTCAATGCCGGCCGGCGCTTCGGCAAGACATTCCTAGCGCTCATCATGCTTTTTACGTTTGCCGTCAATCACGCGAACGCGATTTGCTGGTACGTCGCTCCGACATACAAACAGGCTGAGCAGATCGCATGGGAAGACCTGAAGCGCCTTGTTCCTGAAGCGTACATTCTCAAGAAAGACGAGACGGATCTTTCGATCACGTTGCTAAATAATTCGGTTATCGCGCTAAGGGGATCCGATAATCCCGATTCTCTCCGTGGTCCAGGGCTCGATGCGCTCGTTCTCGATGAAGCGGCCTTTCAGAAAAGCGAAGTCTGGAAGGTCATGCGCCCGATGCTCGCGGATAAGAAGGGCTGGTGCCTCTTTATCTCGACGCCGAAGGGATACAACTGGTTCTACGATCTCTATTGCGCTGCAGATGATCGCAAGGGATGGAAGCGCTTTCAGTTCACGACGGCCGAAGGCGGGAACGTTGATGCGGAAGAAATCGAGGACGCGAAGGCCGAGCTCGACGATCGCACCTTCAATCAAGAATTCCTCGCATCCTTCGAAACACTCACCGGCCGCGTTTACTACAACTTCTCGCGCGAGCTCAATAAGACCGACTACGAAATAACTCAAGCGCCGATTCTCGTCGGCATGGACTTTAACGTAAATCCGATGACCGCGACGATCGCGCAACGGGCAGGAACTCAGCTCATTTTCATTGACGAGATCGTCATGGCGGACGGTAATACCGAGATGATGGCTCAAGAGATCCGGCGTCGTTATCCGAAACACTCGGTTTGCGTTTACCCGGATCCGACCGGGAACCGCCGACAAACGAACGCGCCCGCGGGCCAGACCGACTTCACGATTCTTCGCTCTCATGGTTTCACCGTTCTCGCACCGACGAAGCCATACTCGACCGCGGATAAGATCAACACGGTCAACGCTGCGCTCTGCAACGCGAAAGGCGTTCGGCGCGTGTTCGTAAAGCAGGGGACATGCGCTCTTTTGTGCAAGGGATGGGATGGATATTGCTACAAGGAAAACACAGGGCTTCCCGATAAATCGGGCGGGCTTGATCACGAGACGGACGCTGCGGCGTACCTGATCAACTACGAGCTGCCGATTCTTGGGCGCGGAATGGTTCAGGGTTCGGCAACAGGCGTATGATCTGTCCGCAATGCGGACATTCGAGGGGGATATTATGGGTGTGGAAACAAAATGCAAGGAATACGATAAGAACCGGCCCGCATGGGACCTGGTTCGTGACGCGATCGACGGGGAGGACACGATCAAGGCTAAAGGGACGCTCTATCTCCCGAAACCCGAGGGCATGGAGAAAGAGGAATACCAGTCCTACGCCGCGCGAGTTCACTGGTTCAATGCGACGGGTCGAACCGCAAAAGGCCTTCATGGCATGGTTTACTCGAAGCCTCCGATTCTCGATAACTGCCCGGAAGCGCTCAAGAAAGTCCTCGAAGATATCGATCGCGAGGGAACAAACATCGATCAGTTCTCATCGGATCTCACTTGGGACGCGCTCGCGACGAATTGGGGCGGCGTCCTCGTCGATTATCCGCAAGCCGACGAAAAGCTCGACAAAGGATCAGCTGAGCGCGAGGGCTTGAGGACCTACGCAGCATGGTATTCGGCCGAGTCGATCATCAATTTGCGCAAAAAAACGGTAAACCATCAGCAGATTATCACCCTTGTTGTTCTTCACGAGCCATACGAGAAGATCGGGAGCAACGAGTTTTCGACCGAGATCAAGAACCGGTACCGCGTTCTCGATCTCGACGAAGCGACCGGAACTTACCGGCAGCGCATCTTCGACGAGGATGGAGACCAGGGACTATCGGTTCCGACGTCGGAAGTCCATCCAAAGAAGCAGGGAAAAGAACTCGACTACATCCCGTTCTTCACGTTCCCCGGCAGAGAGCCCGAGAAGTCGATGATCTTCGACCTCGCATGCGAGAACGTCGGACACTACCAGAAAAGCGCCGACTTCGAGAACGGTCTGCACCTCACCGGAATTCCGACGCCGTTTGCGACCTGTCAGGCTCCTGTCGATAAGAACGGGGATCCCGTCAAAGTGAAACTCGGAGGGAACTCGTTCCTCTATCTCGGGGATCCCGCGGCGACTGCCGACTATCTTGACTTTAAGGGTGAAGGACTCTCGGCGCTCGAGAAAGCCATCCTGAACTGCGAGGAGCGCATGGCGATCCTCGGAGCTCGCATCATCTCGGCCGAGAAGAAGGGCGTCGAGTCTGCGTCGGCCGCGCGAATCCATCGCGCCGGCGAGAACTCGGTTCTCGCGTCGTTCGCGCTTAACGCCTCGGACGTTCTCACGGCGGTCATTCGCGAGATCGGCTCCTGGGAGAATATTTCGGGATCAGACAAGGTGACCTACAAACTCAACACCGAGTACGACGTCGAGGAGATGGAAGCGCAGCTCTTCAGTGCGCTTACCTCGGCTCACGTGCAAAACAAGATCGGCCGTAAGGTCTATTTCTACAACCTCAAGAAGAACGACCGCGTTCCTGACGATATGGATCTCGAGGCGTTCGAAAAGGATATCGCGGATAGCACGGAAGACCATGGACCGGATGGCGATGACGCGAATTCGAGCGCGGAAGGAACCGATGATGAGAAGAACGCAAAGGTCGGGGCAGCACAGAAATGAGCCCAAAGATAATTCAGCTCATAGAGTTCATTCCTCACGTCGTCTCCGAGGTTATCTGCGTGAAATGCGGTCATCGTCAGATTTCCGTGAGGCCTGAAGGAACGCTCTTGAAAGATCTCGAATGCGCCGGATGCCACAAGCAGGGTTTCGTGATTGAAACCGGGCAGGAGATCGACGATGCCTGACACCTATCTCGACCGAATGCTGACCCATGCGGTCTATTTCGAGCGCTACAAGACGCATGAGGTCAACCAGCTTCTTAAGGTCCTCGATGCGGCGAACGTCGCTTGCAAGGCGGAAGTCTTGCGCACAAATGGCGCCGCGACGAAGGCACGGTACGTCGAAATCATGAAACAGATCGGCAAGATCCGTGATGAGGCAGTCGGAAAGATCGACAAGCAGCTCAGTCTCGACCTCAAGGACCTCGTTTCCTCCGAGATCGACTTCCAAGATAAGACACTGAAGGCGGTAATCGGAGCGAAGCTCGAGCTGACGCTTCCGGCGCCCGAGAAGGTCTATACCGCGGCGACGTTCATGCCATTCGCGCATTCAGCGACCTTCGAGAGCACTCTTACAAAGATCTCGAATGACCTCTATTCGCAATGGGATATGTCGGTCCGGGCGGGATATCTCGCAGGGGATACCGCGCAGGTTATTAACCGGCGCGTTTTGGGATCTGTAAAGAATCTAGAGCCCGGAACCATGCAGACTTTGCGAAATTCGCTCGATACCAACACCAGGACCACGCTTTCTCATTTCGCCGAGCAAACACGGAATGCGGTCTATCGCGCGAATGAGGATTTATTCAGCGGGTATCGTTACCTCGCGACGCTCGACGGTCGGACATGCCTCATCTGCGCGGCTGACGATGGCAGGACCTTCAAGTCGCTCGACGTAGCGCCGCAGCTTCCGCGACATCACCGCGATCGCTGCCTGTATGTCCCGGTAATCAAAGGCATGGAGAACGACATCGGAGAACGAGCGAGCGTCGACGGACCGGTTGACGGGAAGGTTGACTTTGAAACGTGGCTCAGAACGCAGTCCGAGGACCGACAGAAGGATTTTCTTGGCCCGTCTCGATACGAACTCTTCAAAAACGGCGCATCTCTCCGGGGATTCACCTCCGATGGTCGTAAATTGTCGCTTAAGGACTGGAAAGAACTCGAAGGAAACGTTCTGCCGACTCCGAAACGG